GAGAAACAGTAAACAGCAATTATGGCTGGGGTATCAAAAAGAAGTATGGGGTCGATCAGTATGAGTACGTGAAAGATTTGCTTATGAAAGACAGTCAAACAAGACAAGCCGTGATTCACATCAAGGAACCAAGAAATACGTTGGAGAATCCAACGAAGGATTTGAATTGTACGGTATGTTTACAGTTTTTCATTAGAGAAGGAAAGTTGTATATGACAACGTATATGAGGTCAAATGATTTATGGATGGGATTTCCGTATGATGTGTTTCAGTTCACATGTTTACAAGTTTTGTTGTCTATGGAGTTAGGCTTAGAACTTGGAACATATACACACATAGCAGGTTCTCTGCATCTTTATAAAAGGGACTACGAAAAATCTCTCAAAAATATAGGTGAATAAAATTATGGTTGATTTACATAGACATGATGAGTTTTCAACTTTTGATGGTTTTGGAAAACCATTAGAATTGGCTAGAATTGCCAAAAGCAAAGGACATACTTCTTTAAGTACAACTAACCACGGAAACACCAATAGCTTAATTCAGACATACCAAGCTTGCAAAGAGGTAGGTATAAAGTCTATCTTAGGAGTGGAAGGATATTTTTTACCAGTTCATAAGCCACAAACAAGAGGTTATCATTTGATTTTGGTAGCCAAAAATCTTGAAGGTTATGGAAACTTAAATAGGATTCAGTATGAGGGTGAAAAGCAGAAATATTACAATCCTATTTGGGATTTCAAATTGCTAGAAAAATACCACGAAGGACTTATTTGTTCAACAGCTTGTGTAGCAGGATATCTTGCACAGTGCATTATAAAAGATGAGAAAGATAAGGCGATTAAGTTTCTTAAGAAAATGAAGAGCATTTTTGAAGATGACTTATATGTAGAGATTCAGCCTTATAAAATATCAGACGTAGGTATGCAGGAAAAAGTAAATGTCGAAGCTATGAAGTTAGCAAATAAGCTTGGTATTAAATGTATACTTACATCTGATTCACATAGAGGGCTTAAAGAAGACTTACCAAGTTATCTTAAAATGCATGAGATAGCGGGGCATAATATGGAGCATATCGAAGAAACATATGCTGAAAGATATATGCCAACAGAAGAGGAGATATATAAAAGATTTGTAAGAATGCACAAAGATGATTTCGATTCACTGGCTGAGTGCAAAAAATTCGGAATACAAATGATTCGCAATCTGGAAGAGATAGAAGAAAAGTGTGAAAATAATTACTTAGATAAGTTAGAGTTAAAGCTTCCGAAAGTAGAAGGAAATGAAAATGAATCTTCTTATAAAGTATTGCTAAACAAGGTAAGGAAAGGACTTAAAGAAAGAGGAAAAAACAAGAAAGAGTATATCGAAAGATGCAAAGAAGAATTGGAAGTAATAAAGTTCCATGGATTCGAAGACTATTTTCTTATAGTGGCTGATTATGTAAACTGGGCTAAGGGTCGAGGAATAGCTGTAGGCCCAGGAAGAGGTTCTGTTTGTAATAGCCTTGTAGCATATGCTTTAAAAATAACGGAAGTAGATAGCTTAAGATTCGGGCTTGATTTCAGAAGGTTCTTAAGAAAAGACAAAAAGAAATTTCCAGATATTGATTTAGACTTTCAAACTTCTAGAAGACATGAAGTTATTGAATATCTTTGTGAAAAATATGAAGGACATGCTGCGAGAATATGTTCTTATGGATTGTATAAAGTAGACAATTTGATTAATGACTTGGCAAAAGTATGCGGTCTTGAAACATCTGGAGATATTGATGATGAGCAGAAAAAAATAAATAAACAAGAGATTTCAAATATAAAATCTTTTGTAAATAGCTGTATTCAAGATGGAACTCTGGATGAAGAGTCTTTGCTAAACTCAAATGAAGGAAAAATGTACAATAAAGAATATGACAATATTCTTAATCATTTTTGCAAACTGTTCAAAAAAGTAAGATTTATAGGAACTCATGCAGCTGGTGTAGCAATAACCGGAGGAAATCTTTTAGATTATGTAGCTTTAAAAATAGACTCAAAAGGTGATGAGTTTACCAACTACGATCTTTCAGATGTTGAAGCAATAAATGTAATTAAGTTTGATATTCTTGGACTTAAGACAATGGAATCTATAAGCGATTTAAGATTCAATACAGGAGTAGTAGCAGTTTATGATGAAATTGTAGAAGATAAAAAGATTCTTGAAAATTTCAAAGAAGGAAAATGTGATGGAGTATTTCAGTTTGAAAAAGCAACAGCAAGAAACATATTGAAAGATATTGATTGCGATTGTTTTGATGATATAGTAGCTGCTTCTTCAATGAATAGACCTGGTCCTTTAAGTCTTAAGATGCCGCAAGCTTATGCAGAAAATAAAGCGGATCCAGAAGATGCAAAGCACTCATATTATTGGGAATATACGTCAGAATCTTATGGTACAATCATTTATCAGGAACAGGTGCAAAGAATATGTATCGGTATAGGAAAAATGGATTGGGGTGATGCCGATAAAGTTATGAAAATGATGAAAGGCCATCAGATGACAGAAAAAGCATTAAAACTTTATAATGAGCAAAGACAAGGCTTATTAGATAAGTTTATTGCTGGTGCCAAAGAGACATGCAGAATGACTAAAGAAGAAGCCGAACAGCTTTTTGATAATATGACAGCTTATACTTTCAACAAAGGTCATGGTGTTGGTTATTCATTAATTAGTGTAGAAGAAATGTTCTACAAAGTATACTATCCAAACGAGTATTGGTTTGCAAAACTTAAATATGCAAAAGATGAAGCCGAGTACAATAGGTTTTGTGAAAAAGCAGTAGGAGATGGATCTGTAATATTTTTACCTCATGTCAATTTTTCTCTTCCAAAGACGGAATTAAGAAAAGTTCAAGGAGAAAATGCTATTCAACAAGGGCTTTCTGATATAAAAAACGTAGGAGAAAAAGCAGCTCAATTCATTCTTGAAGAAAGAAAGAAAAATGGTGTATTTGTAAACTTTGATGATTTTTATGACAGATGCAAATCGAGAGTAGTTACGTCCAGGGTTATAGATACGTTAAAAGAACAAGGTGCTTTGGAGTTTAAAAAGAAAGTTTATATAGATAGAGTTAAGAAGTACAATTCAGCTTTATATGCTAGATCGATAAGATAAAATAAAAAAAATGCAAAAACCTATTTACAAAATGAGATATTTGTGGTATAATAATATCGTAATCAACCAAAATAAATTTCTTAGAGGAGGAAAACAATATGTTTAGATTAAAAGTAAAATGTGGTAGAGGTTGGAAGTTAGGCTGGAATGTATATGATACAATGGAGGCTGCACTCAAGAGAAAAGCTGAGATGGAATCTGTTGGTCATGTTGTTAAAGTAATAAAAGCAATTTAAGGAGGAAAGCAAAATGTTAAAGGAGTATCTTGAGAGAAAAAATGGTATGGTGAAGGAACTTGAGAAGATTCAAGAAGGCTTTTCAAAAGCTTTTGAAGATATCGAAGATAAGAAGTTCAATTCTACTCTTAAGTATTTAAAGAAAGTAGCAGTTGAAGCTTCTGAAGAAGAGTTCATTGAGTTCCTGGATAGTAAAGAAGTTTCTTCACATGAAAAATTAGCAGCGATTATAGAAAGAACCACAGCTCCATTAAGACCATTTGAAAAATAATAAAAGGATGGAAGGTAGGCAGTTAGAAATAGCTGCCTATTTTTTATTATAAGGAGGAAAGTAAATGGCTAAAACAAACAAAGCAGCAATTATTGCTCTGTGTAATGACATCAACAAAAAAGAAGGAGAAGGTGCTATTTATTCGATAGGCAGCAAACACGCTGACTTGAACATCAAAAGATGGAGCACAGGTATTGAGGATTTAGATGCAATCATTGGAGGAGGAATGCCTGAAGGAAGAGTTGTAGAAATATTTGGTCCAGAAAGTTCAGGTAAAACAACTTTATTATATCATCTTTGTGGACTTCATAATATAGCTCTTGACATTCCTATTGAAGGTACATTTGATGCAGAAAGAGCAAAGGTGTTTGGCAATAGGCCAAAGCAGTTGCTGATATATAGAGCAAAGTATGGAGAAGATGCTTTCAATAAAACGATTAAGTTTTCAAAAGCTGGTATTCCTTTGATTGGCATTGATAGTGTTCCAAGTATGGTTCCAAAAGAGGATGCTGAAAAAGTTCTTAAGTCGGCTGAGAAAGATTCTATTGAGGAGCAGAGAATAGGTGGAACTGCAAGACTTATGAACAAATATCTGCCTACAATAGAAGAGATTATAGAAGTGACAGGCACGACGTTAATTTTTGTCAACCAAGTAAGGGATAAAATGAACGCTATGATGTTTGGTGAAAAGACTGATACTCCAGGCGGAAGGAAGTTAAAGCATGCTTGTAGTCTTAGGATTCAGGTTGCAAGAAGAGCGTGGATTGAGATTCCAAATAAAGACCCAAGGAACTCAGCAGCTACAGAAAAGATTGGATTGATTATGAAATGTAAAGTTGTCAAATCAAAAGTAAGCAATCCTATGGGTGAATGCGAGATTCCTTTGTTCTTTGACAGGGGTTTTGTAAATTATGCAGATGTAAACGCTATTAGAAAAGAAATAATGAAGAAAAGAGCTGAACAGTTTGGTAAGCGTGTTCCTAAAGATTTTCTGGAGGATGATGATGAATAGAATAAGTAAAGATGAATATTATTTTGGGATTGCCAAAGCGGTGACAAAAAGAAGTACATGTCTGAAAAGAAGATATGGCTGTGTAATTGTAAAAAATGATGAAATTATTGCAACAGGTTACAATGGTTCAGCAAGAGGGGAAAAAAATTGTTGCGATATTTATAAAGAATGCCCAAGGGCGAATGTAGCACACAACTCAGGTGATTATTCAGATTGTCAGTCGGTTCATGCTGAACAGAATGCTATGCTGTCAGCCAGCAGAAAAGATATGTTGGGAGCTACAATGTATTTAGCTTGTGAAGAAAAAGTGATGAGGACGTCGGATATATACATTGAGGTTAAAGATTGTTCGCCATGTCCTATATGTTTAAGGATGATAAAGAATGCGGGCATAAAAAGAGTTATAACAAAAGGGGGAAAGATATTTTTATGATAAACAAATCAGAAAATATAGTAGATGAGATTCTCAAGACGGAGTACTCAGAAGAGTTTGACAAAAGAAGAAAAGATTTAATATGTGTAAGCTTTTATAAATATGGTTCGGTGAGAAAAAACTTTGCTACAGGAAACGTAGATGCTATTGCAACACTTAAAAAATGCCTGGAGAAATTTGAGGAAACGAAGAACACAGAATATTTGCTTGACATTGCTAACTATGCCATGTTCAGGTATATGTACCCGCAGAATGGAGAATACTTCAAGCATACAGATTCAGATCAATCAGTTGGTATTGTAGGTATTTCTGCAAAAGAAATGGAAAGGTTAAAAGAGGAATCAAGATGGGATTGGTAAGTGACATCAAGAAAAGTGCTTTAGGTAACAATACGAAAATTCAATCGTCTGAAGCAGCAAAGCTTGAAAAGATTTTAAATGCAACGTTTTATCTTGATAAGAATATCAGTGAAGAAGCAAAGTTCGTAAAGCAAGTTATGACAAGAGGACAGGAATCACAAGAAAGAGTTGGACTTCATGCTTCTTCATTGATTGTAGGTGATAAAGATTTTTGTGTAAGACAGCAGGTTCTGAGCCTTATTTATAAACAACTTCAAGGTGAGCAGATTAATGTAGGGCTTATGAGAATCTTTGAGCAAGGGAACGCGATACATGAAAAGTGGCAAAGGTTATTTATAAGGGCTGGTTATTCAAAAGCCTCAGATCTGGATGTTACGCAATTCAACGATGCTTATAAAATTAGCTTTACTCCAGACATAATCTGTTCAATCCCAGAGTTTTATGATGGAAAAATGATTGGTGAAATAAAATCAGTCAATACGTTTCAATTTCAGAGAATGGTTAAGCATCCCTCAGCTTGGAAGCAGTGTCAATGGTATATGTATCTTACTGGTATTCATAAAGGATTTGTTTTATCAGAAGACAAAAATACTCAAGACTTCAAGATTGAGGTTTATGATTATGACCCAAGTATTGTTGCACCTTTTATTGATAGAGCAGAAGCTATCAAATACTACTACAACAAACTTATGAAGCAGCACAAAATGGTTCAAAGACCAGATGATGCAAAGTCTTCGGATTGTAAAAGGTGCAAAGATTGTCCAATGAGATTAAGCTGTTGGAATCTTGAAGGTGGTAAGATAAAAATAAAATAATATATGGTTGTGAATCACCAGAAGGCCCCGTATTTGATTTGATATACTAACCTTGATAAAAAATATAGGCTAATAAATAAAAGTCAATTCTGGGCCTTCTGATGATTTCAGAAGAGGTATGCAAAAATGGATAAAAGATAAAAATAGAAAGCCAGGAAAATAGTATGAGTAAATACAATAAAATAGTAATAGGCTTAGACCAGTCTTATAAGAATACTGGAATTAGCATTGCTGCAGATGGTAAGCTTAAAAAAGTATCAAGCATACATCTAGAAAAATGTCATTGTAATAGTGATAGAAGACAAAAAATAATACTAAAGTTAGAATCATGTTTAAGTAGCATGAAAACGTATTCAGACGAAGTAGAATGCATAATAGAAAGAATCAGACTACGTTCTGGTGGATTTTTAAATATTGACTATATAAAATCCATAGGTGCTTTAAATGCTACCATTGTCGATGTTTGTAAGAAATATAATGTGCCAGTATATAGTGTAGATACTAGGGCATGGAAAGCCCAGATAATAGGTACAAGTAAGCCAAAAAGCAATAATTTTGGTGTTCCAGATGAGAAGTGGCCAACAGTGGAATGGTGTATTAGACAAGGTTTTGAGAAAAGTATCTTGATACCAATCCAGACAAGGAAAACAAAAGGTACTTTTATGGTAAATGGGCAAAAGTATATGTATAATAATGATGCTTCAGACAGTGCTGGTATAGCTATGTATGGCTTTTTAGGTGACAGAAAATTGCTTCAAGAAGAGAGGTAAATGTAGGTATGTTGGGTATAAATTGCTGTAAAAACTGCAAAGACAGAACTTTAGGTTGTCATGCAAATTGTGAAAAATACAACAAAGCAAAAGAAAAACATACAGCAGAACTCAGAGAGAAAAAGAAATTTGATGAATTTCATAAACCTATTCCAAAAGGCAGATTCTTAGGTGACTACAATATATCAAAGTCGTTCAAAAAGAAAACTATTGATTGAAAAAAAGAAAAAGAAAAGTAGCAAAAGAAAAAGAAAAAATATATATAAAACAAAACTAAAAAACTATTTACAAATCATAAAACATATGTTATAATAGTATTATCAAAACACAAACAAATACAGATATTCCTTAGAGGAGGTTTTAAAATGAAAGTAGAAAACATTAAAGGTTATGAAGTAGTTGAGTATGACAGTTTAAATGAGTTTTACAAGTATATCTGTGATACACCATTTAATGAATCGTTCAGATGGGCTAAACACGAAAGTGTAAGTGATAATTATAGTTTTACACAAACAAGAAGCTTTGAAGAAGCAACAGATCTTCTTAAGAATGGTTGGACTGATATGTCTAGTAAGTTAACGCAAAGATTAAATGTAGTTAAGAATCAAGTTCAACCAACTATGAAACCGAAAACAATAAATTCAGTTGCAGGTTTTCAGCCAATCGTTCCGTTATACTTGAGTGGTGTACCAACAAACATGGTAAATAGAAAAATGGTTCCAGTAAAGCAGAAGGTAATAACGTTGAATAAGTCAATCAGTTATAATTGTAGTATTAAAGCTGAACGGATTGTTGAAGAATCAGTTAAAGCAATGATGATTGTGAAAAAACTTGAAGCACAAGGTTACAGAGTAAATCTCAACGTCATGATGGGTGGAATTAAAAGAGATTTGAAACTAATTACAAAAATAAGAATCAAATCTGCTGGTGAAAAACTCAATATTAGCAAACTTGTCTTTCCATTAGTTCATCCGAGTATGTTGAGAAGATTAATGCTCAGATTTATTGAGGTTTATCCAAAAGTTACAAAAAGTTTTGTTAATGGTTATGGTTTACCAGTAAGCGATGATGAAGCATATAATTTGTTTAAAGATTCAGGAGAGTACTTACTACCAGCTTTCATAAAGAAAGATGTTTCAACAATAAACACGATTGATGACTTGGTAAATATCTAAAGTTTGTTTGGGAGGAGAAATCCTCCCTAAAACTTTTTCAAAAACTTTTCAAAAATATATTTACAAATCTTGCTTTTTGGTATATAATAATATCATAATCAAACAAACAAATCACCTAGGAGGGTATAAAAATGGCAAAAGTAAATTTCAAAGTATTAAACATCAAGGCAGCTGAGAGAAAAGAAGGATTTGTAGTAGTTGAAATCAAATTCAACGAAAATGAAAAGGTTTTCACATATGTTAGAAAAGCATATGATAATTACACAATCATTGATGGTTGCAAGATTTCTTTCAATGAAAGCTTCGAAGTACTCAGTGTTGAAAGAGTATACGAAACAAAAGGTGTTAAGAAAACGGATTCAAGTAATATTTCGAAAGGTGTTGTAAATGACATCAAGAAAGAGATGAAAGTCTCTAAGGTAAAAGTTGAAAAACCAAAACTTCCAGAAGTAAAAGATGAAGATGATAGTACAGTTAAACATGAAAAATACGATCAGATTAAAACTTGTCTGGAATGCAACATTCCGGTTTACCTTGCAGGTCCTGCTGGTTCAGGTAAAAACTTCACAGTTGAGCAGATTGCAAATGAACTTGGTTGGAACTTCTACTTCAGCAATAGTGTTCAGCAAGAATACAAACTTACAGGTTTCATTGATGCAGGTGGTAAATTCCATAAGACAGAATTTTACAAAGCTTGCAAGGATGATAATGATTGTATCTTTTTCTTAGATGAGATGGATGCTTCAATCCCAGAAGTTCTGGTTCTTCTAAATGCAGCAATTGCAAATGGTTACTTTGAGTTTCCAAATGGAAAGGTAAATCTCAATCACGTACACTTCATAGCAGCAGGCAATACAGTTGGTTCAGGTGCAGACGAGATGTACACAGGAAGAATGGTTTTAGACCAGGCAACACTTGATAGATTCGCAATCATCGAATTTGATTATAGTCTTAACATTGAAATGAATATCACAAGCAATAATTCAGAGCTTGTAAGTTTCATTCATCAGTTGAGAGACGAAGCAAAAGCAAAAGGAATCAGAGCTACATTTTCCTACAGATGTATGACAATGGTTTCAAAACTTGAGAAATCAGGAATGGATATGGAAATCATTATCAAAATAGCTGTAATGAAAGGGTTAGATAAAGATACAATGAATACCTTCAATCCTAATGGAAGTACAAAGTATCATGAAGCATTAAGAAAAGTAAAGGAGGCTGCGTAAGCAGCCCCTTTCACTATAAAGTAAAATCAAAAGGAGGCAACAAAATTGGTAAAGATGAGGATAAATAAAAATGATAAAGCCGTTTGTTGTGAGTGCGGAAATAATAGAGAGAAATCTTTAGAACTCTATGATATTTGTATTGGTGGAAACGTAGTTACAATATGTGATGAGTGTAATGACAAGATTCTTTCTAAGACATTGAGGGCATCATGCAAGCTTCACGAAAAACTTAAATCAAAAGCTGATTTGAGAATCATTAGAAGTAGGAGTATAAAAAATGAAAGAAATAAACTTCGAGAAAATGCCTAGTGCTTACTGGAGCAATTCAACTAAGGTTAGTTACTTACAAAGAAGAGTGATTGTGTACTCCATCATGTACTATGAGTTGAACGAAAGCGTTATCTCAGATGTAGAATATGATAAGATATCAAAGCAACTTGTGAATATGCAGAATGAAGCTGGTGGGATTTTAAAAGAAACACAATATTATTATTGTATGTATGATTTCGATGGTTCTACGGGCTTCGATTTATTCCACAGGTTGACAAAAAGTGATAGAGAATATCTGTTAAACATGGCAATGTTTATATTGAAAATGAAGAAAGGAAAAGATAAAGCAAAATGAGGAAAATAAGATATATTAAGATAGTTCTTAAGACAGGTATTGAAGCTTGTTTTGATTATAAAAAACATAGTGTAAGAGCTTCAGAAGGTTTAGTATCGGTATATAAAGAATCAACAGAAGAAAGGGTATTCGTTATACCTATGGAAAATGTTTTATATATTGATTTGAACTACTTTAAAGAATGCCCTGAGGTAAAAGAAAATGATGAAGCGGTCAGGTAAGTTTTACCGGAAGAATGAAGCTGAAGTAATGAAGCAATTAGGACTTGAGCCTACACCAAACTCTGGTTCAGGTTGGATTGTAAAAGAAGATGGTATATCTGATGATGTTATATGCCAGCTCAAAAGTACAGATGCTTCAAGTATAAAGATAAACTTGCTTGATATTCATAAGCTTTTGCACAATGCAGCGGTTGAACATAAAATGCCAGTATTTGCGGTACAATTTTTACAAAGCAATGAGGTATTTTTGTTGGTAAGACCACAAGATTTAGAAGATGCTTCTAAGTATCTGGAAACTGGTAAGATTGACAAAAGTCACTTTTCGGTTGAGTTAGATGAAGGATACGAGGAAACAAATGCAGTGGCAACAAAGAACTATATCAAATCGGATGCAAGCGCAAGAGAAGTGTTCAGACGTTCATATGAAGCAAGATACAAGAAAGAAAGGAAAAGTGCATTATGACAATAAAAGTTAGAGAAGTTGTCAAATACGGAGGGCATAGCTTATCAGCAAATGGAAGTGTAAACTTTACATTAAAAGCTGCTTACTCTGAGTTGGCAAATTCTATAAAGCTTATGCAGCTTTTGAATAATGATGTAGTTATCAAAGCTAAGATTCCCGGTGTAGGACCAAAGAAGTTAGGAATCTTCAGAATCAAGCAAATTATAGTAGATGGTGATGGAGAGTCTACTATTAAATTCAATGGTCTTAATGACTACATCGAAATGGATAATTTAAACATGCTCCCTTTGAATGACAGTGATACGAAAGAGTTCGTAGTTATGATGGAATCAGAGGTTGAGGAAGAAAACGAAGAAGAATAAAGGAGAAAATAAAATGGCAACAACAAAAAAGACAACATATGAAGAACTTACAAATGCAAAAGTGTCAAACAACAGGACGATTGTAATTTCAAGCTGTTCTAAAGGCGGTTATACGTTGGCACAGAAAATGAGACTGAAAGACGATGAAGGAAAAGAAATGAATATTTTCCTTAAAGGTGCTTTTACAGTAGAAGATGTGAATGGCCTGTATGAACTCAGAGATGCAATCAACGGAGCTATTGCAATCGAAGAAGAGAAAACAGCAAATGACTGGGATGCCGCTGAGTAGGTAAAAAAAACTTTAAAAAAGTTTAAAAACCTATTTACAAATTCAAAAAAGTGTGATATAATAACTACATAATCAATAAACAATTTACCTTAGAGGAGGACAAAGTAATGAAAACTTGGTATTGTGGAAAAATGGTAGATGTGAAAGTTGGACAGGAAGTTCTTATCTATAGAATTGGTTCAGGTTTAAGCTACTTCGGAGAGTTTGCAACACTGAAAACAACAACAAAGATGCATATGGTTTTTGTTACAGAATCTGGAGCAGTAGTAAAAACAAAGATCGATAACTTGCATGATGTAGTCGGTAAAGCAAAAGCAAACGGATATAACGTAAGTTTATACGTTGACAGAGTAGAAAACGACAAAAACTTCGTTCATTCAAAAGTTATGTTTTGGAATGATAAGAAGTGCTGTTTTGAAACAAAATAAGTTTTCAAGTGAGGCGATAACGCTTATAACACCAAATGCCAACAATAAAATCAAAACAAAGAAAAGGAGAAAAAATTATGGCAAGAAATTACACATTATCTGAAGCAGTCGATATTATCGTTAAAGGTACAGACATGGAAGCAATTACAGACATCGGAAGAAGATTCCCGGTTCTGGCAGTGAAGATTGCAGGGCTTGCAGCAGTAGCAGGTGAGCAGTTCGATGATTTTGCAAGTTATATTCCGGAGCACGTTTCAGCAAACAAAGTTAACGGCATGATTAAGAAAGCAATCGGTGAGGATTCCGGTGATGATGAAGGTGCAGATGAAGAGGCGGCTACAAAACCAACGGCTAAGAAAACTGAGAAGCCTGCAGCAAAGAAGAAAAAAACAGAAGAGGATGCCGATGATGAAGCAGGAGAAGTTGATTATTCCAGTATGACTGCACCGGAACTCTTTAAGGAGTGCAAGAAGCGTGGCATCAAGGCTGAGTTAAAGAAGCCGACAAAGTATTATATCGGACTGTTAAAAAAAGCAGATGAGGAAGCTGCCGAAGATTCAGATGACTGGGGTGAAGAGGAAGAAGAGAAACCGGCAAAGAAGCCTGCTAAAGCAGCCGATAAGAAACCAGCTAAGAAAGAAACCAAAAAAGCAGCCGACGAAGATGAGGACGAAGATTGGGACATCTAATTTAGCAGCTGCATGAATTTTCCAGAATAATATGAGATAACAAAAGGAGGCTACCAACTGAATAAAGTTTGGTAGCCTCCTTTTGTTTAAAGGTGAAAACATGACAATAAAAGAAATCATAAATTTAGATTATAGAGTAAAAGAAAACAAAGAAAGTATTCAAAGAGCTTTAAGAAAAATAAAGCCTTTGTCAAATTATTCAGAAGATGCAGAGATTCCTTTAGAAAAGGTAGAAAAACTTGTATGGAAGTTATCTTTGAAATACAAGATGAGGGTAAGAAGTATTATGCCTGATTTGTGGGCTAGTGATAAGAGTATCATATGGGAGGCGTATATTGTAAATGAAGAAGACTTGACTGACTATGGTGTAAGAATTTGCGGAATAACAATGTATGAAGTATTAGCAAAAGCTGCTTTGTTTATGTATTCAAAAAGGAATGAAAGAAGGGGTGCAAAATAAATGAAACTTAGAATATTTACTGATGGAGCATGCTCAAACAATCCTGGACCAGGAGGGTGGGCAAGCATTTTAAATATGAGCCATGGAAGTAAAGTTCTGAAAGGTTATGAAGTCAGCACAACAAATAACAGAATGGAGCTAATGGCTGTAGTAAAAACTTTAGAAAAGCTACTGATTAAAAACTTTTATAGCTGTGACGTAATAGAGATTAATTCTGATAGTGCTTATGTAGTAAATGCTATAAATAATGATTGGGTGTCAAAATGGAAGAAAAATGGTTGGACTACATCAAAAGGAGATGCAGTAAAGAATAGAGATTTATGGGAAGACTTCATCATATTACATGATGCTGTAAAAGAAGCAAAAGCTGAAGTGATATTCAAGAAAGTAAAAGGACATTCAGGTAATACATTTAATGAGATGGCAGATGAAGTTGCTAGAAAGCAGGCAATTTTGGCAAGAAAAAGTTGTATGAATATTTAAGCGGAGGGTAAACAAATGGTTGTTTATTGTGAAGAGTTCTTTAGGAAAAAGTTTGTATCTGAAACAATGAAAGATGCTTATATGAAAGCTGCAAAATGGGTAGCTTCGAATGTAATAAGCAAGAAATACATGCATAAAGTAAAAGTGGAGTATGAAAAAAGGGATGACAGAGAAATGCCAACTATTGTAGTTCATTTGTTTGTTGAACTAAGTACTTCAGAAGTTTCAGAAAGGCATTGCACAATATGCCAGGAGACACATAACAAATTTTTTATCAATGAGAATTGTAATTGTGCTTGGTGTAATTGTATGGCTTTTGCAAAAAGAGCTGACCAGATGATAAAAGTAAAATCTGAATACTATAAAGAACAGATGAAAGGATGTTAACTCATGAAAAGATTTTTATATGTATCTAAGTCAATTCTGATGGATTTTAAGTATGAAGTTATATACTTTATCAAATCAAACTTAAGGTACTTCAGTCAAGCCTTAGACTTAATTGTATCGTATATTATGTTCTACCTAGGCATGTGGAGTTTTGATTCAAGAGGTATATATACTTTTGGTGGTGAGATATTCATTCCAATAGTTGTATTAGCTATTTCTTCATTTTTAAAATCATTTGCCAATAAAATAGGCAAAGGTTCAACAGTTCCTATTCCGGCAAAAAGATTCACAACATATGATGAAGAATCGGGTGAAGTATCAATAGAAAAGAAAAGACTTCAAGAAATGTTGTTATATATGGCAGACCTAGAAGATTGGTTAAGTAAAAAAGGTATGCTATAAATTTAGAATAAGCCAGATACCTTTCTATTGCATTTTGTTTATTAAGCCATATATTTTTATATGCAATATATTAAAATCAATACTAGGGTATTCTGGCTTTACTAGAAAGGCAAATAAATTTTATAAGTATGAGGTAAAAATCAAAAATGGGAATCATAAAAGACATGTATGAATCAATGTGCTACGAAGAAAAAGAAAAAATAGAAATATCAAATCACGAAAAGCCAAATTCAAACATATGCGTTTTGTCAGGAAAAGCTTGTTATTATGGTATCTGCAGCGAATGTAGCTATCCAGACAAAGCAAAAGTAAAAGTTTAAAAAAACTATTTACAAATATGGAAAAACGTTATATAATATAATATATAATATTTCTATAGTCCTATACTATATGGTAAACCATATACTATAGTCCTATATAGTACTAAGAATAGTAAACTAAAGGAGAATAACAATGAAAAAGAAATTTTACGGTATTACAGTAGCAATGAGTATTACAGTATTATCTGTATCAGGTTTATTAACCCTTGGTAAAACAGTAAATAAAAACTTACTAAAAGAACAGATTGTTTTAGAAAAACAGACAGAATCTAATACACCAAATATTTGCATATCAATCGATACTGTAGTAGAAATTGATTGTACAGAAGTACATGAAACAACAGAGAGGTTTACAGAAAAAGAAAAATACATGCTTGCTAAGATAGCTATGGCAGAAGCTGAAGGATGCGGAATAAAAGCAAAGGAGCTTGTGATTCATACAGTATTAAGCAGAATAGAATCTGATATGTTTCCGAATACCGTAGAAGAGGTTATTTTCCAGAAAAATCAATTTACACCAATATCCGATGGAAGGTGGAACAAAGTAGAACCAAATGAAGAGTGCTGGCAGGCTTTGGAAAATGTTCTTAGTTCAAGTGAATCGAAAGATATTTTGTTCTTTGAAAGCTGTAAAGGAGACAGTTGGCATAATAAAAACTTAAAACTTGTTTGTGAAGAAGACGGAATGAGATTTTACAAGTAAGTAACTAGAAGCTCATATAAAGGCTTTAATTTGAAAGTGTATAAGTTATAGGCAAATAGGTTAAAATCCTATAGAATGGCTTCTGATGATTCTCAGGGGTATAAAATGCAAAAGGTAATTGAATACAAAAGGAGAACGGCAAAAGAATGGCTTGAAATGTTAACAAGTCAAAAAATTCTTAGTGAAGATGTAAATAAAGAAATAGCTGAAATTGCAGTTTTATATTTTGCACAGGAGGAAGTTAATGGATCGAAGTAAATTTATATCCAGTATGAACAGTGACGTTTCCTTAAGCGAAAAGGAGCGCAGACAGATTATTCGCAAAAGTGTTGCTAGCCAACATTGGAAATTGAAATGCACTGTAGCTACAGAAGAACTCGCTGAGCTCGCACAGGTGATTAGTAAACAGATTAGAGGATTTAATGACCGAATGGGGCTTTTGGAAGAGATGGCAGACGTTTATATTTGTTTGGAATTTCTCAAGTGTATTTTTAAAATTACACCAGAGGAATTGCAGAAGGCGGTTGATGTTAAATTACAGCGAGAAAGGAGTAAATTGAAATGATTAAGTTTGAAAATGTAGAAGTAGTAGGATGGGAAGCAGCTATTAGAGGTATGAGAAATCCGATGAATAGTTGGGGTAAGACGGATTCATATCCTGCTGTTGATTGCGGAAAGTGCGGTAAAATCGAGCGAGAGGGTATTTGTACAAAGGAGAATCGTGATTATACAGGCTTTGAATGCTTTGTAGTGGGCCCGAATGACCTGAAGCTTATGACAACCCTTTGCAATTCCGGTACAGACCACAGAAAGTTTATGAGAATGCTGACGGTATATGTGGATATCACAGCACCTTTATATTGGTGGAAGGAATTTGACACTTATAAGGTTGGTACAGTTGCTAATAGCTGCAGTACAATGCACAAAATCCATGAAAAAGAGTTTACGCTGGACGATTTTAGCTGTGAACATATTCATATCAGGCAGTCTATGGATGTATTAAAAGAGACTATTGATGCTTTAAATGTGTTTAGGGACATATATTTGAATGGCGGAATATTATCATATGAAAACGGTAATCAAAGATGTTACGGCAAAAAAGATAAAGAAATCTGGTGGCAGATGATTCAGCTTCTCCCGAGCAGCTATAATCAGAAACGCACTGTTATGCTGAACTATGAGGTACTGGCTAATATCTATAAGTCAAGAAAGAATCATAAACTGGATGAGTGGTGTTGGCATGAAGGAATAATTGATGGAGATAAAACGAATAAATCGTATATTGGTTTCTGTGATTGGATTGAAACGTTGCCGTACTCAGAACTGATAACAAGCAATAAATAGAAAATATAGGCAAAACAGTTATAAAAAGGAGGAGTGATGAGAATAAAATCAAATCCTATAAAAAAGATGCTTTGTAAGCACAATAAAACAACACTTATAAGAACAGATCTGGTAAAGCAAAAAGATGGTTCTTGGATAACAAAACAAACATGGCTGTGTAAAAAGTGTGGAAAAATAATTAATTAATTTAAAAAAAACTATTTACAAAACAACAATATTGTGATATAATAATAAATAAAAAAATAAATAAAATTGTTATAGATAAACAAAGCTTGGATGAAAAATTTCAGGCTTTGTTTAGTTTTAGAAGAAATAAAAAAGCCCATTCGCCAAATGGTAAGGCACAAGACTTTGATTCTTGTATTTACTGGTTCGAATCCGGTATGGGCTATTTAAGTTTGATTGGACCCTTAGCTCAGTTGGTTAGAGCATCCGGCTCATAACCGGACGGTCCTGGGTTCGAGTCCCAGAGGGTCCATTGGGCTGTTTACTACAGTTTACAGTCAAACAGAAATAGCGTTAGCTCAGCATTAAGCTGGGCTTAAACTAGTTTATAGAGGTAAGAACAATAAAGCAAGGAGAAGTAACTTTGGTACATAGAGAAACTAAATCAGGATTGACAGCAAATGAGTTGAGACAAGAACAAGGTCTGATTTTACTTTCATGTTGGACTAGAGATGGTTTATCAAAAGATACTATTGCAGAGAAGTTAGGTATATCAAGAATGACTCTGTATAATTGGGAAGAGAAGTATCCGGAGATAAAAGAAGCACTTAGCAAGAGCAAAGAAATAATTGACTATGAGGTTGAGAATGCATTGTTAAAAGCAGCTTTAGGTTATAGGACAGTAGAAACAAAAACAATCATTTCAGGTTCTCAAAATAAATCAGGAAATAGAGTAGTAAAAATTGAGAAAGTAGAAAAAGAAGTAGGCCCAAACGTAACAGCTTGTCTTGCTTGGTTAAACAATAAAAAGCCAAAAGAGTGGCATAAGAATAGAGAAAATGAAGTAGAAATAAGTGACGAAATGAATAACGTTACAATAAACATCATAAAACATAGAGATAAAGAAGAAGACTTAGATGAGTGGAAAGACATAGATACTTCAGAAGATGACTGGAGTGAGTTTGAAGAATCAGAAGAGTAATGCAGAAGTATAGTTAAGAATAAGCAAAAGGAAGAATAAGGGAATCTAATTATTAATATATATATTTATATAGAGTATAATAGTTTAAATGAAAGGAGGTATAAATCAAGTGAATATAACAAAAGAAGTATCACCTGCGTTCTTCGACTTTATGTCTGATTGGGACTATAAAACTTACTTGTGTGTAGGTGGATATGGAAGTGGTAAGAGTTATCATATAGCATTCAAGATTATATTGAAGCTGCTAAGTGAGAAACGTAAAGCCTTAGTAGTAAGAGAAGTATATGATACTTTGAGTGAGAGTTGCTATGACTTGTTTGTTGAGATACTTTCAGATATGAATCTATTTACAGATGATACTGTTGAATGGAGAAGAAAAAAGAACTTAGTACTTGGTTTAAAATCTCCTTTGCAATTAAAGTTCCCAAATGGTTCAAGAGTAATATTCAAAGGAATGGATAAACCTGCTAAATTAAAATCAATCAATGGTGTAAGTATAGTATGGTTAGAGGAGTGCAGTGAAATAAAGTATGATGGTTACAAAGAATTGCTAGGACGTTTAAGAACACCTGGTATAAAGTTACACTTCATATTAAGCTGCAATCCAGTAGGAAAAGAGAACTGGGTATATAGGCATTTCTTTATTCGTTTAGATGATGATGGTAATGAGACAGTTATTCTGAATGATGAAGAGTTATATGCTAAAAAGTGTATGATAAGAAATGGGGTATATTATTTCCATACAGTGCCAGAAGATAATGTGTTCTTACCAAAAGACTATCTCAAAACATTAGATGAGATAAAGGACTATGATGAACCTTTGTGGAGAGTAGCAAGACTAGGAAGGTTTGGTGCAAACGGTACAAGGGTGCTTCCTCAGATTGTAGTAGCAAATAGTGCTAAGTTGTTTAAAGATGCTATACGTTCTTTAGGTGATGAGAATAGGTACTTTGGATTTGACTTTGGTTTTGAAGAATCGTACAATGCAGTAATAAGTATGTCAGTAGACCAGAAGAATGGTATCTTATACATATATGATGAGATATACATGAACCATATTACAGATGATGTGTTTGCACAAGAGCCTAAGATGCAAGAGTTAAAAAAGAATATCAAAATGTATGCAGCAAAAGGTGTAAATAAAATGATAGTAGCCGATAACGAAGACCCGAAAGCTATTCAGTATTACAGGCAATGTGGTTTTAGTATAAGAGCATGTAAGAATAAGTTTGCAGGTTCAAGGTTATCAAATACAAGGAAGATAAAACGTTTTAAGAAAATAATCATAAGTCCATTGTGTAAGAATACAATAAGGGAATTAAAAGATTTGACGTACAAGAAAGATAGCAAAGGAAATGTTATTTACGATCAATTCAATATAGACCCTCATACATTTTCAGCTATATGGTATGCTCTTGATACCGTAACTGTAGCTGATATAAAGGAAAGGAAGTTCAACAGTAAAGCAGCAGTGTAGAAAGGAGGAGGTTATGTCAGCAACAGAAATAATAGGATTGTTTGTAGGCTTATGTACTTTGTTAGGTTTCTTAGGTAAGCTTATAATGGTGATAAGCAAACTTAATTATACAATACAGAGTACAAACAGTTCTTTTAGTAGAATCGAAGATGACTTCAATAATAAGTATAAGCATAATTCAGAATCTCACAAAAAGATATGGGAACATAATGCAGATCAAGATGATAGAATAGAAGACCATGAAGTGAGAATAAGTATAATTGAGGAAAAGAACAATGTACAAGTTGGAAGGAGGAACAAGAAATGAACAGGTTAAAAGTTTCAACACCAGTTATTGCAAGAACAGTAGTGTTAGTATTTGCCTTAACTAATCAGGTGCTTACAATGTCAGGCTGGAATCCGTTACCATTTTCTGAGGAAGATGTATATACTGGTTGTACTTTATTACTGACTGTAGGTGCATCACTGGTTGCATGGTGGAATGACAATCCGGTAACACAAAAAGCTTTGCAGAATATAGAGGATATTAAACAGTTAAGGATTGATGACGAGCAGAGAAAGCGAGCAGTAAAGGAGGAGTAATAACATGGGAAGAGATATTACACAATGCCATCCAAGGTTGCAAGCAAAAGCTAAAGAACTTATTAGTATATGTGCTTCTCAGGGCATTCATATTAAAATAGGTGAATGTTTCAGGACAGTAGCAGAGCAGGATGCTCTCTATGCTCAGGGGCGTACGAAACCGGGGAAAAAGGTAACTAATGCACCGGGAAGCAGCTACAGTTCACAGCATCAGTGGGGCATTGCTTTTGATTTTTATTTAAAAATGGACATTGATGGAGACGGCGGTACATCAGATGATGCGTATAATGACAGCAAAGGTCACTTCAAAAAGGTGGCAACGATAGCAAAAGGCTTAGGACTTGCCTGGGGAGGAGACTGGAAGAGTATCGTAGACAAGCCACACTTGTATTTACCAGATTGGGGTAGTGGTACCGGTATTCTAAAGCAGCAGTATGGTACCTTCGAGAACTTCAAAAAGACATGGCAAGCGGAAGTCAATCCGTTAGCAGCTGTCACAGAACTTAAAGAGGTTAAGAGTGGTACGCATGGTCTTAAGGTACTAGCATCTTCGCTTATCATCCGGAAGAGCCCAGATGGAGTTGACACAGGTAAGAGATATCGTGAAGGTCAGCAAGTGCAGCCAATCCGGAAGTGCTTTTACAAAGGTGCTCCTTGGTTTGAGACAGCTGATGGATGGATATTTGGTAAATACCTCGAAGGATGGGTATTACAAGATTCTAAGTGGTGGTATATGTTAGAAGGTTATACTTATGCGCACAATGAGTTGCGTATGATTGATGGTAAATACTACTGCTTTGACTACGAAGGATGGATGTTGACATCTGACAGAATAAAGCCAAGTGGTGAGGTAATTTTAATTTAAGGAGGAAAGCAAATGTTGACTGAAGCAGAGAATATGGCACAACAAGAAAGACAGTCTACAGAAGTTTATACAGCTTTCAATAAAATTCCATATAGTCTTATTAGTGAAGAGATTGAAGGTTCATCAAGTGAGACTTTGGCGGAACTTACTGAGATATGTAAGTATTATGATGCATATAGAAAAGGTGTTAGGTTTATACCAGAAGGTTCCAATGGAGATTATGTACCTGCAACTTTAAGGTATAAACTCTCTGCTTCATTGATTGATAAAGAGGCAAGGTTCTTATTCGCTGAAACACCAGATATCATTATTGAATCAAAAGGTGATGTAGGCAAAGCAACAGATGAGGCAAAGAAAAATATATCAAACTTAGATGAGCTGGTAAAAACAATCTTAGATAAGAATAACTTCGGAGACAGTCTGCTTAAAGGTGCAAAGGATTGCTTTATTGGTAAAAGAGTAGCAGCACTGGTAAATTTCAACGAAGAAGACGGAGTGACAATCACGTTTCTTCCAAGTACACAGTTCATATATGAAACAAAGCCCGGAAGTTCAAAGGTGCTAACAAAGTTTGTATGCTTTGAAATACTTAAAGAATCTGTAACACTGAGTGAAAAGAAAGTATTTAAAAAGAAGTATGAAGTAAGTGATGACGGTAAAGTATATCTTGAAGAAAAACTGTATGATGGTACAGGTGTAGAACTTGAAGAAGTGACAGCTTATCAGGAGATAATGCTTAAAAGAATACCGGCTGTAGTATTTATAAATGATGGTTTATCTGGTGAAGAATCTGGTGAGTCAGAGATTGATAATATTCTTGAGTATGAGAAATGGTTCTCAAAGCTTTCTAACTCTGATATTGATGCAGAAAGAAAGTCAATGAACCCAGTAAGATATACAGTTGATATGGATAGCAATTCAACAAAGAAGCTGTCAACATCAGCTGGCTCTTTCTGGGATTTGATGTCAGACCAGAACTTGGATAGTTCTTCTCCACAAGTTGGTATGCTTGAACCAAGTATGAACTTTAGTGAGAGCTTAAAGACTACGCTAGAGAGAATTAAAACGACATCATATGAGCAGTTGGATATGCCAAATATAAATCTTGAGACAATGATAGGTTCAATTACATCAGGCAAAGCACTTAAAGCTATTTACTGGCCTTTAATTGTAAGGTGCAAAGAAAAGATGAAAATGTGGGGAGCTGGAATAAGAGAGGTAATTGACATAATCGTTGAAGGTTCTATGGTTTATCCAAACTGCATTAAACAACATACAGACAATGCTTTGGTTCCGGTAGCATATGAAGTAAAGGTAGTGCAGAATATACCAATACCTGAAGATGAGACGGAAGAAAAGAATATGGATTTATCTGAGGTTGATTCTAAAGTGATGAGCCGCAAGACATACATGAAGAAATGGCACCAATTATCTGATGCAGAGGTTGAAGAGGAGCTTAAACAGATTGCTTTGGAAAGGCAGTTGCTTGAAGATAGTTTCTCAGTACCACCTACGAGTGAAGATGCGCTACCATATCCAGAAGAATAATATGCCAGAAGTCACTAGAAGTCTCAGTATTGATTTTGTTTATAACGCCTATAAAAATATAAGGCAAAACATTGCAATCAATCTTAATGGCTTCTGGTGATTCCAGAAGGGAGGTTAATGAAATGATATTCTTAGTAGACAAAAACAAAGTAAAACATTATACGTCAGATAGTGATTATACGATTCCTACAGACAGTATCAATGCTATCCCTTTTGGATTTGTTTTATCATCTGACTGGGAAGGATATACGCTTACGTCTCAAATCACAAAAGCAGATAAGACGGTAAATATTTTGTTGGACAAAAACAACGCTGGTATGATTCCACCAGATATGGAAGAAGGAATCTGGAATGTAAGTTTGTTTGGTGTAAAAGATGGAAGTAAAAGAAACACAACAATACCTGCAACATTGAAACTTGTGAAAAGCGGTTACAATCCACAAGGACAGCCACCTATACAGCCACCTGAAGACTTGTATGCAAAACTTATTAAGCAAATTGAGGAAGCAAATAAGATAGCCAAGTCAGTAAGAGATGATGCTGATGCAGGTAAGTTTGATGGGAAAGATGGTAAATCAGCTTATGAGTTAGCTGTTGAAAATGGCTTTGTAGGTAAAGAACAGGAATGGTTAGAGAGTTTAAGATATGACCATTCAGAAGAGTTTACAAAGTTAGCGGAACAAGTAAAGCAGGATTCGGTGTCAGCAAGCAATTCAGCGCAAGCTGCGAGTCGAAGTGCTACGAATGCAGCATCATCTGAAGCAAATGCAAAAGTTTCAGAAACAGAAGCAAAGAAGTCAGAAGAAAGTGCAAAACAATCAGCAGATTATGCAGCACAAAGTGTTGACAGTATTGTTAATAAGTTAGCAATAAAGTCAGAAAGTAAAGAAGAAACGCATTTGATTCAAGACTCCGTAGATTATGCTTTTGATGAGTTTTTCACGTATGGTAAATCCACCCAGTCAGGAACACCTTCACCAGAAATGCCAGTAGAAATTGTATCGGCAGGGCAGAGTGGACAGATTAAGACGGATGTGTTGGGTGGGAATTTACTTGATTTAAGTAAAGGAAAATTCTGGACTGGAGAAGGAGTCACTTATGCTAAGAATCCGGATGGGAGTTATAGAAGAACCGGAACAGCAACCGGAGCAAACGGCAATGTTTGGTTTTTGGGTGGCTATTCTGTCGATCCCAATTTACAAGAAAAAGTTTTATTCACACTCAAACAAGGAACATATACTGTAAAAGATTGTGTATTGCTTTCTAACAAAATAGGGAGGTCAGGCACTTTTACTATTGATTCCGATTTTAAAGTAACTGGTGTTAGAAATCCCAATCAAGTAGTAGGACAAACATACAACGATGTACTTTATCCTATGCTTAATGTAGGTTCATCTGCTCTTCCTTTTGAGTCTTATAAACAGCCTCAGACCATTATCCTCACAACTCCAAATGGTCTATCTGGAATCCCAGTATCTGGTGATGATTATACCTACATAGATAGTACAGGTCAGAAATGGATAGCAGATACTATTGAGTACAGGAAAGATGGTAAATGCGTAAGGGTGCAGAGGGTAAAAAAAGAAGTTTTCACAAATGCTAGTGGCTATAGTGATAAAGAAAAATGTATGAGTATATATTCTTCAGAAGTTTTATCCACCGGGCAGAGAGTTAAGTGTATTTCTGATAGGTTTGTATATAAAAGTCCTCCAGAAAAAGACGAAGGTACAATATTTGCTTTTGGAAGTGTTATCAGGTTATATAAAATTTTTTCTGGAATCGATGAAGCGAATGAATGGCTAACAAAAAATCCTGTCACAGTAATATATCCACTTGCAAATCATATTGAAACTCCACTCACACCAGAAGAAATTGCAGCGTTCAAAGTACTGCATACGAATGAGCCTACCACAACAATTATGAATGATGCAGGCGTAACAACAAAAGTAAAATACATAACTGATACAAAGAAGTATATTGATTCAAAGTTTGTGGCACTGGCAAAACAGTTGATTAAAAGTTAAGAGGTGATAAAAAATGTTCGATATTATTACTGGTATAATCAATTCAGGTAACTTTGAGTTAGTAGACATTATTCATAAGATTAATATTTTATGGCTTCAATCAGAAATAACTGAAAATGAAAAAGACAGTCTTATAAGGTCTGCTCAGGAAAAAGCAAAACCTGAAAATTCATATGCTCCTTTAGAGAAGCAAATTGAAGAAGCTTTTAAAAAGATAAGTAAGCTAGAAGAAAGTATAGATAAAGTAGGTAAATTAGAAACAGGCAAGCCAACAGACCCTGCTCTTGAACCCGAAGAATATCCAGAATATAAGCAACCCTTGGGTGCTCATGATGCTTATAATACAGGTGATAAAGTTACATTCAAAGGAAAGAAATATGAATGTATAAAAGATAATTGTGTATGGGATTATGAAACGTATCCAGATGGTTGGAAGATAGTATCGTAGAAATCATCAGAATGCCCTAGGGTTGATTTAATATATTAAGCCCCTATAAATATATAGCAAAATATTAAAATCAATCCTAGAAGCATCTGGTGAACTCTGAAAGGTAGGTGTAATAATGGCAAATAAGATAAGGTATCAAAACAGGCTTAAAATGAAAGATGCTGAAAAAGCAAGGGATGCCATTACTGCATCTCAAAAGAAAGAAATAGCAAAGTTATATGAAAAATGGGCGGATGAGATAAAAGCTAAAGCAGAAATGTTTAAGCACAAAACAACGCCAAGTTCTGTAGTATCAGAAAAACAAATGAAAGAACTTGAAAAGATGCTGAAAGCTACAAGCCAGAAGGTGTCAAATGAAGTATATAACAAAATAAAAGAAAATATTTACAAAGTAGCAAGTTCTGTAATAGAATCAGACAAGGAATGGTTAAAGAGTCTTAACTTTTATTTTGGCGATAAAGGTTTTAATGCTCTGTTCGATAATGTACCAGATAGCATAGTAAGAAAATTAGTTACAGGGCATATATATAATTCAGGATGGAGTCTTAGTAAAGCTATATGGGGTGACAATGAAGCTACATTAAGCCACTTATATGAAATTGTAGCCGGTGGTGTAGCAAAGAATCAAAGCATATATGAAATAGCTAAAGACATTGAAAAAGTAGTTAGACCAAGTGCAAAGAAACCATGGAATCTTACAGATAAAGATGGAAGAAAAATTTATCCTAGACAGGTTGATTATAGTTCACAAAGATTAGCAAGAACTTTGGTTCAGCATGGTTATCAGCAAAGTTTTACAGAAACTACGAAAGACAATCCGTTTATAACAGAGTATATATGGAGAAGTAATGGTAGTAGAGTTTGTGATATATGTAAAGCAAGAGATGGAAAAAGGTTTAAAAAAGATGAACTGCCATTAGACCATCCGAATGGAATGTGTACAATAGAGCCAGCAGTGAGTAAAACAATGGTTGACGATATTGCTAATTGGTACAATAGTCCTAATGGCACATATCCAAGTATTGACAAATTTGCTAAGAAGTTAGGGTATAAAAATAAATAAAAAAATAAAAAAACTATTTACAAATATAGAGTTATATGTTATAATAATACATATAAAGTAAAACTAAATAAATTCAAGGAGGTAACTTATGAAGAAAAGATTCATTGTTACAGTAGCCATGGTTACAGCAGCTTTTTCAATTTCAGCTTGTGGTAATACACAGGCAAGTGAAAGCAACTCAGTTGAGTATAATTCAGGAAGTTACAAAATAGGTAAAGATATTCCAGCTGGTGAATATGTGTTCTATGCTGAGCATGATGAACTTGGTGTTGTAACTGTAAAAGATGGAAATGCAGCAGATTCTGAAGAATTAGAGTTTTCAACATTTTATGGAAACGGATTCTTTACTCTGGATGAAGGGATGTATCTTAATGTAACAGATGCAAATTTCTATCCAGTTACAGAAGACTTAAGAGTTCAGTATACAGAGAATGATGCTGAGTACAGAGTAGGAATTGACATTCCAGCTGGTGAGTACAATCTTGAAGCAACTGAGCCAGGTATATTAGGCAGTAATGTAGTTGTAAAATCAAGCAGCAAAGTTGATGGGTATTACATTGAAATGCTGGAGTTCTTTGAAGGAACCTATTCAGTAACTGTTAAAGATGGACAGTATATTGAGTTGGATGGCTGCAAAATAGTTGAATAAATTTTAAAAATTTTGCAAAAACCTATTTACAAATGCAGGTTTTTATATTATAATATATACATAATCAATAAACAAACAAAAACAAATCACTCAGAGGAGGAAAACAAAATGATGAAATTAGTAAACAACAACAAAGGAATTTACTTCGAGGGAGACATCTATATGTACAATACATACGGTGAGGCTAAGAAAGTTATGGATAACATCGAAGCAGTTAGCAAGTTCGTTGAAGTAAATGTTCATAAAGTTATGTTTGATACATGTAAAGAAATCACAGACATTATGTTCTAATTTTTAAAATAAAAAGTTAAGTTGTTTAGATAAGCAAGGTCGGTAGCAATACCGGCTTCGTTTTAGTTTAAAGTAAAGGAGAAAAGTTATGGAAAAATTACAAATTCCTTTTATTTGCTCAGAATGCAAAAGAAATTTCGTACTGAATAACAATGTGGTGAAAAAACTGTCAGTGATTGTTGATGGCGAAATGATAGACCTTACGTATTTCGATTGCGAATGTGGAAAAAGGTATTTTGTTCAGGTGGACAATGATGAAACAAGATCTATTCTGAGAAGAATTATTGCAGTTGTTGCAGTAATTTCTGGTGCAAAATCAGAAGGAAAAAGTGTAAAGAGAAAATACTCAGTAAGGTATAAAGCGTTATCTGGAACACTTAAAAGAAGACGGTTTGAACTGATGAAAAAGTATGAAGGAAAAATATACTTTGATTCAGAGAAAAAGGAGAACGTCGAGATACGCTTTAGTATGTAAGCCCGCTGTTTAACATAAATACCTGTATTCAGGATTTTAAATGTACCACAGCAAGATGTGGAAAAAAGAAAGGAGAAAATAAAATGGGTGCAGAGAACAAAGAGCTTGACGAAGAGTTAGAAGATGAGACCCTTGATAATGAGGGAACAGAAGACCAGACAGATGAGGATACTGGAGCCGATGATGGAAAAGGCAAAGATGAAACTAATAAAGAAAAGACTTTTACACAAGCTCAAGTGACAAGGATGATGTCCAAGGAAAAGAAACAGGGTAAGAACTCTGTGTATAAGGAGTTGGGTATCGATCCAAAAGACACCAAAATGATTGCTATGTTCAAAGCTTTTGTAAACAGCCAGAAGTCAGATGAAGACGTTGCTGCCGAGAATAAAGCTGAGAATGATGCAAAGCTTGCAGAGGCAGAGAGAAAAGCACTTACCGCTGAGTTAAAAGCGGAAGCCATGATGATGGGTGTTAAAACACAGTATGTTGAAGATATTGTTACACTGGCAATGTCTAAGATGACTGATGAAGATGCAGATGCCAAAGTTATCATGGGAGAGTTTAAGAAGAAATACCCAGTATGGTTTGGTGAAGGTTCTGATGAAGATGATTCAGAATCAACCGGAAAGAAAGGTACAGGTTCTTCTGTTAGCAATAAAGATAAGAACAACAAAGGCGGAAAAGGCAAAAGCCTTGGAGCAAGATTGGCTGCTCAGAGAAAACAACAGAATGATTCAAGCAAGAGCAGCTTCTGGAGTTAAAGAAGGAGGTTAAAAGAATGTTAAACAAATCTGGAATCACAAAAACGACAGCGGTAAATGTAAATCAGATTCTTCTCAATGTAGAGCATCAGGTTTCAGTTGGCTGTGTTGTAAAAAAAGATACGTCTGCCATTGTTCCGGCAGGTACACCAATAAAGATTGACTTAAAGAATCTTCAGACACCGGCAGAAATTGCAGATGCAGATACTCATGAAATGAATGCGGTGCTTCTGCATGATGTTGATGCAAGAACTGCAAATGCAAATGGAACAGCTCTGATTTTTGGTTTTGTAAACCTTAATAGACTGGCTTCTGGTGTTGAAACTAAGATTGATACAGCTCTTACAAATGCAAGCGCAAGTAAGCTGATTACGTTCATAAAGGCGTAAAGAAAGGAGAGGTAAACAGATGACAATATTTGACCTTATTACAAGTCAGGAATTGACAGCATATTGGGAGCGGCTTCCAGATGATGATGTATATCCGGCGCAGGAGTTATTCCCGAACGATAAAAAGAGAGGCTTAACGCTCAAATGGCTTAAAGGTGCTTCCGGCCAGCCGATTGTATTAAAGACGTCTGCTTTTGATGCAGCGGCAGTTCCGAGACCAAGAATTGGATTCGATAAGTTAAGTGCAGATATGCCATACTTCAAAGAATCCAAGTATATTGATGAAGAGATGCGGCAGGAACTTAACATGGTTCTTGAAACTGGAAATCAGGCATACATTGATTCTATTATTTTAAGAATCTTTGATGACCAGACAGAACTTCTCAAAGGTGCAAGAGCTTCTCGCGAGAGAATGAGAATGATGGCTCTGACAACAGGTGTTATTTCTATGGCAGCAAATGGACAGACGTTTGCATATGATTATGGTGTAACACACAAAGGAAATGCAGCGGTTGACTGGGAGACGTCAGCAACATGTGACCCGATGGAAGACATGAGAAAAGCTATTGAGAAAATTTACGATGATACTGGCGCTGTTATCACAAGAGGTATGTGTGACAGAAAAACCTGGAGAGACCTGAGAAACAGCGACAAGATTAAGAAAGAAATCTTCGTACTGACAAACGGCATGGGTGCTATTTCGGACAAGAAGTTATCACAGTATCTACTGGATGAACTGGGGATTGTACTTAAGGTAAATCCGTACAAGTACAAAGATGAGAAAGGTGTTACAACTCCTTACATGCCGACTGATACAGTTGTGTTATTCCCAGATGGCGCACTTGGAAAGACATGGTTTGGAACAACTCCGGCTGAGTCTGATTTGATGGCTTCTAAGGTTGCTAACGTATCAATCACAGATACAGGTGTTGCAGTAACCACAGTTGAGAAAGCAGACCCGGTTAATGTAGAAACAATCGTTTCTATGATTTGTCTGCCTGACTTCCCTATGGCAGATCAGGTTTATATCCTTGATACAAAGGCATAAGGAGGTAAAGGCATGATAGTTATTACAAATGGAATCAATGAATTTGAAGTTTCCAGAGGTGCTTATGAAAGCATCTTCCAGAAGCAGGGCTATTCTATCATTGCTGATGCAGAAGCAGAAGCTATAGAAGATAATAATGATGGTGCAGAAGCAACTGAGCATGCAGAACATGTTGACAAAGATGCTGAAGCTCTGGTGGAAAAGCCTATTTCGCAGTGGACAAAAAATGAAGTGAAGAACTTCATCGCAAAAAAAGGAATTGACGTTTCCGGAATCACAAGCTTTAACGAAGTTAAAGACAGAGTGAGAAAATACATCGAAGAAGAGATGTAAGAAAGGAGGTGGCATTTAGATGCCAGATTCTAAAGTGATTGATATAATCAAAAGAGAGGTAAGAGAAGAACAGTTCCCGTACTTCAATGAGGATGATTTTACATATTACTTAGAAAAGAACGGTGGTGATGTAAATGCCACCATTTATGAGATGCTTCTTATTAAGTCTGAGGTGTCGTCTATAGTGGTTAGCGGATTGACTACACAAGACACATCAGGTTACTTTAAGAGATTAGCATCAAAGTTCCGGCCTTCAAATACTGGCATTCTTGGGGGTGATTAAATGAATATAAAATTTATGAAGCACCAAATAAAAAACGAGATTGCCAGAAGCGGCCAAGAATATCAGTTCAAAAGAAAAAAAGAAAATAAGTATCACCAGAATGTAGGTGAAGAAGATATAGCCATCGTCAAAGGAATATACCATGAGACAAATGGCTATATTTCGTTATTAAAGGCAGATGCGTCAATGGTGCAAAGTAAAAAGGTTCCTACAATACTTACTTTGAAAGAAAATGCAATAGGAATAGAACAGGGTGATTATACAGAGATTGCCGGTAATAAATACAAAGTAACGGGAGTTCTTGATGTACAAAACTATGGTATAGTTGTTGATATATCTCTGGAAATGGAGGTGTAAGTCATGGCTATGGAATTTGAGTTTAGTATGGACAACATAATTGATGGTGTAGCAAAAGTTGACAAGAAAGCTTTAACTGCATTGAATATGTTTGCATCAACTAAGTCAGAAGAGTTAGAGGCTTACGCAAAGCTTAATAGGCCATGGAGGGATAGAACTGGAGCAGCCAAGGCTTTATTAACCAGTAATGTTGAGGACCTTCCAGATAGGATACGAATCACTCTATCACATGGGGTAGACTATGGTATATGGCTTGAGCTTGCAAATGATGGAAACTACAGTATCATAAAGCCAACAATAAATATAAAGTCACCAGAGTTTTTTGAGCAGCTCCAAGGCTTATTGGAAAAGATGGGAAAGTGATATCATGGAAGAAATAGTAAAAAGAATCACTGATGAGTTATTGAAAGATGGAATTGATGTGTATCCACCAGCATCACACAAAGGAGAATGCAAAAATCCATATTGTGTTGTAAAAGATGAAGGTGCAGCAAAGTTCCAAACGTTTTCAACTCAGCGGAGAATGTATAGCATATATTGTCATGTTCCTATCGAAATGTATTTGGAACTTGATGATTTTGCAAAAAAGTGCAAAACAGCGGTAGAAAGGTTGGCTCCTATGGTAATGCCAACTGGGCTCGAGACACCAAGCTTTCTTGATACAGTGAATAATGATTATTCAAAGAGTGTTGAATATAGGTGTTATGCAAGAAATAAGTTACTTTAGAAAGGAGAAAAAAGCATGTTAAAAAAAGGTAATGAGATACCAACAATAGACTGCGCTCTTGTAACTATTAAGGTTAAAGATGACGCAAGTGGCAGAGAGTTAGCTCTTGATACGGCAAACAAAATTGAAGTTGAAGTTCAGACTTCTGTGACAGAAGCAATCAAGTTGGTAATTAAGAATAAACTGAAAGCACAGAAAGGACAGCAGACAACTATCACAGGACATCGTATTACTCTCACAGACAATGTGTTTATCCCGGAGCTTGCTGTTATTTTACAGGGCGGTAAGATTACTTGGGAAGGAGCAGAGTATGAAAGTAAGGTTACGAAGTATGAGCCTCCTGTTGCTGGTTCTGGTGAAAAGGGAAAAGTATTTGACCTGATTGCATACTCTGCAATTTATGATGCAGCAGCAGTGCTTGTAGGATATGAGAAAATAACCTATCCAAACTGCCAAGGACAGCCGTTCGGGCTTAATTCTGAAGATAACGTATTCCGTGTATCTGAGTATACAATTGATTCAGCACCAGATGAAAAACAGGCTCCGTATACAATCGAGTATGTAAGTACTCTTCCGGACATTGCATAAAAGATAAAAGAAAAACAAAAGGAGAGTAAAAGATGAATGAGTTAAAAGTAACGAGGATTGAAGACCTTAAAGAATATGCAAAAGGGCAGGTTGTTGAGCTTCCACCGTTTGCGGAGGGGCAGCCGCTTGTAGTTAGAATGTCAAGACCTTCTATGCTGGCTATGGTTGAGAAAGGAAGGATTCCAAATAGCTTATTAGTTGTTGCCAACAAACTTTTCATGGGAGGTTCAGACCTTGATACGGACAGCACAGACTTCTTAAAAGATATGCATGGTGTATTAAAAGAGATCTGTAGAGCATCATTAATTGAACCAACATATGAAGAGTTTGAGGATGCGGGGATAAAACTGACTGACGATCAGATGATGGCAATCTTCAGCTATTCTCAAAAAGGTGTAAAAGCCCTCGAATCCTTTCGTCAAAAGTCCGGAAATCTTAACGGTAATTGGACTGGCAAAGGAGTTCCAAAAAACTCCAGCAGAAATAATAAACCTGCAAAACACGTATGATGCATATTGTTTTAATTGTGCTTGTCTTTTTATCATAAACAAAATGAAAGATGGCGAGAAGCCAAACTTCCGTAAATTTAAAACAGAAAATATGCATTATTCTAAGCCGTCTGATTTGTATAAAGATTTGATGAATTAGTTTAGTAAGGAAGGAGGTGCTTATCAAATGGTGGATTTAGGGTCAGCTATAGGTTATTTAGATATTGATACATCTAAGTTTAAGCAAGGTTTTAAAGATGCTCTGGATGATGTAAAAAAGTTTAACGATGAACTTAAAGGCTCGAAAGAAAAGTTTAAAGTAGCAGCAGATGGAATGACAACAGCCGGTTCTGCTCTTACAAAAAATGTTACAGTTCCGATTCTTGGTGTTGGTACAGGAATGGTGCTGGCAGCAAGTAAATTTGACAAAGCATCTCAGTCTTTACAAATTAGCATAGGTGCAACAGATGAGAAGATGCAGTCTTTAGATGAAGTAATGAAAAGAATTTATGAAAACAATTATGGAGAAGGCTTTGAAGACATAAGCGATGCACTTGTAGAAGTAAACAAACAGCTAGGTGATTTAAGTGAAGAAGAGCTTCAAAATGTGACAGAATCAGCTTTTGCATTTAGAGATGCATTCGACGTAGAAGTAAATGAAAGTATAAGAACTGTAAATACTTTAATGAAGAACTTTGGCACAACTTCTGAGGAAGCATTTGACTTAATGACATGGGGTATGCAAAACGGGCTTAATTTCTCAGATGAGTTGATTGATTCTATCAATGAGTATGGCCCGCAATTCAAAAAGTTAGGGTTTAGTGCCGAGGAAATGTTCCAGATATTTCAGCAAGGTGCTGAGTCAGGTGCATGGAATCTTGACAAAGTTGGTGATGCAGTAAAAGAGCTATCAATCAGGGTTATAGACGGCAGCGAAACCACAGCAGCAGGATTTGAGGCAATAGGACTTAATGCTGATGAGATGGCAGCTAAGTTTGCTCAAGGTGGTGACAGCGCTAAGGAAGCATTTTATAAGGTTGTTTCTGCTCTTGGAGAAATGGAAGACCCATTGGCTCAAAATACAGCTGGGGTTAACCTATTTGGTACTATGTGGGAGGATTTAGGTCCTGAAGTAGTTACTCAGTTGGGAAATATAAAGGATGCAACATTAGATGTGTCTGGTGCTACACAACAGCTGAAAGACGAAGGCTACAATGATTTAGGAAGCATGATGGAAACATTAAGAAAAAATGTTTCTTTATTAGGTGTAGAATTTGGTGAGATATTGCTTCCATATATTTTGGATTTTGTAGAATGGTTAACTAATATGATGCAAAGGCTTGCAGAGATGCCAGAAAGTGTTCAACAAGTTATTGTTGTGATAGGCTTAATAGTAGCTGCTGTAGGCCCTTTACTTTTATTGCTAGGAGACTTATCAAAAGCGTTATTAAGTATACATCAATTAGTAGGTTTGATTGGCCCACTTATTTCTACATTAGGGTCAGCTTTTGCTACTTTAACAGGTCCAATAGGAATAGCTATCGCAGCTATTGTAGGAATGTTTATAGCTTATCAAACAAATTTGTTTGGAATAAAAGATTTAGTTAACAGTGTGCTTTCATTTATCACAAGTTTGTGGGAAATCAATTTGTTTAATATTCAAGATTATTTCTCATTGTTTTGGAATAGTATAATCACAATATTAAATGCAAGTATAGCAATATTCAAAGAGATTGTTTCTGTGTTTATGGCTGTATTAACAGGTGACTGGCAAGCAGCTTGGGACGGTATAAAGAATATATTCTCAATCATATGGGACACCATTATTCAGTTGCTTAAGAACTTCATTGAGAGTATTATAATTTTTATAACCAATACAGGCCCAAGAATGTTGCAAGCAGCAAGAGACCTGTTTAATAAAGCAAAAGACGGATTTACAGAAGTATGGAATCAAATTATAGAATGGTTTAGCCAAGTTGTAAATGACCCAGTAGGAACAGTATTAGGAATAGGGCAGGCGATGTTTGATGCAGGTAAAAATATATTCAATATGCTGTGGGATGGTATGAAAAGTATATGGGATAGTATTACAGGCTGGATAGACGATTCTATAAACTGGATTGAAGATAAAGTTAAATTTTGGAAAAAAGAAGCCAAAAAGGTAAAAGCTGCAAAGAGAGCTGCAGAAGATGATGACGATGAACCAGACGGCAGTCACCGCAATGGCCTGGACTATGTTCCGTATGATGGATATAGAGCGGAGTTGCATAAAGGAGAAAGAGTTCTTACAGCAGAAGAAAATGCTAATTATGGAAAGGGTGGAAATACTTATAACTTCTACAGTCCAAAAGCATTGACACCAAAAGAAGCAGCAAGAGAAATGAAACGAGCAGAAAGAGAAATTGCATTAGGATTCAGTTAAAGGAGGTGAAGAAATATGGTCGAATCTGTAAAGTTCAGAAATCTGGTTACAGGAAAAGAAATAGTAATGGATTCAGATAAAGGTGACTACCTATTAGATGTTGATGATGGCTCTGTTGACTGGGGAGAAGTTGAGGCAAAACATAATACTTATAACTTTCCTACACAGGTAGGTTCATATATTTCTTCAACCTCTTTAGAGGACAGAGAAGTGAGTTTCTTCGGCTATATAGTGTATAACAATACACAAGACTTCAGAAGGAAGAAAAAGATTCTAAGTGCATTCATGAATCCATTACACGAGATTGAGATTCAAGCAGAAGGTTATAGTTTATTTGGAAAAGCACAAGCCAGCATAAAGTATGGAAAAGAGTACAAGACAAACAACGGAGCATTTTGCAAGTTCACATTTTCGATATTATGTAACAAGCCGCTATGGCAAACGTCAAATCCGTTAAGTATAAGCATAGCTATTCTTCAACCAGGTTGGAAGTTCCCGTGGATAATGGTGAATGAAAAAGGAAAAGGCACAATCTTCGGAAAAAGAAGGAGAGCACTTTTGCAGCAGTTAACAAATCAAGGTGCTATTCCGGTAGGTGCAAAGATATTGATTCATGCTTTAGGCGTTGTAAACAATCCAGAACTAAAGATTGTAGAAACGCAAGAGTTTGTTCATATTAACAAAACATTGAGTGAAGGTGAAGATATAGAAATCAGTACAGTAGATGGTGAAAGGTATATCCGTGGTAGAAAAGATGAAAATAGTCCATGGGAATCATACTTGCGATATTTTGACTTAGACAGCTCATGGCTGCAAATTCCAGTAGGAACAGTTACAATAGGTTTTGCCACTTACGAGAGCAAAGGAGTACAAGACGATACTTATAAAAACATGAATATCAATGTATCATATCACGAAAAGATATTCAATCTGGAGGATGAGTAAATATGGGAAATATGAGGATGGAAATCATCAACCATAAATTTGAGAGGTTGGGTGTGATAAACAAATTCAATATGATACAGTACAATCCAAAGTATTCTGGTATAGGCTCTTTTGAATTAAGTTGTGCATTAAATGAAGAAAATAAAAGTCTAATTGTTGAAGATAATATTTTGTGGATTGAAGATGAATATGCTGGTGTTATCCAATATATAGACAAATCTTCAGATAACGAAATAAAAGCAAAAGGCAAATTGCTTTCAGTAGTTTTAAACTGGAGAACAGTTATAAAAACATATGAAGCAAATAAACTAACAACAGGAATATTTGAAGAACTTGTTAGGTTAAATTTCATGGCTGATGACGAAAGAAAGATTGAAGGTTTTACGTTTATAAACAATGTAATAGACAATACAGCTATTAGGTATCAGGTTACAGGTAAATCATTATCCGATATATTCCAGCCGTTAAGCGAAACTTATGATATTGGCTATGAAGTATATCTTAACATGGAAGAAAAAGCCTTTGAATTTACTTTGTTCAGAGGTAAAGACCTTACAATTGGCAACAAAGATGGAAATAAGCCAGTAATATTTGGTACAGACTTTAACAACATTTTAAAAAGTGAATATGTTTCAGATAATAATAATTACCGCAACGTGGCATATGTTGCAGGTGAGGGCGAAGGAGAAAACAGAGTAGTTGTTGAAGTTAAACAAACTGAATCAGCAGGCTTCTTCAGGAGAGAAATTGTAGTTGATGCAAGAGATATTCAAAAAGCAAACAGTATATCAAGAATGACTGATGAAGAATATAATGAATTGCTTCAGCAAAGAGGAAAAGAAAAATTAAGTGAGTTTAGAAAAGCGGAAAGCTATGATGCAGAACTGATGAGTGATGCAAGAACAGGTTTTGTTTATGGCAAAGACTACTTCTTAGGTGATACAGTAAGTGTGGTTGATAAAAACCTTGGGGTTATATTATCAGCTAAAATAACAGAAGTTACAGTTACATTTGCAGAAGATGGATATACAGTTGAGCCAACGTTTGGTTTTGGTTTGCCTACATTATACGATAAATTGAAGAAAGGAGTGCTGTAAAGTGGCGGAAACAAGTGGATTTTTTAATGCTGAGGAACAAATTGATGGTTCTTATGATAGAGAATATTTTGCTCAGCAGTTTGCATATTATTTTGCCTTATTCATTGGCAATGGTGTGTTCTTTCCAGATGCAGGTAAGCTTCAAGTAGTACAAAACTCAGCACAGAACATGAGTGTTGATGTCTTAGTTGGTAACGCTTTTATCAATGGATATTGGTATGACAATAGTACACCTCTGAACGTAAAGTTAGAGAATGCCAGCCCAAGTTTAAACAGGGTGGACAGTATAGTGCTTGAGTGGAATGTAACAACCAGAGATATTAAAGTAAAAGTCATAAAAGGAACAGAAGCCGGTGATGCTCAAATTCCAGCACTGCAAAGGGATGACAGTGTATTCCAGTTACGTCTAGCGCATATCAATGTAGCACAGGGTATTACAGGAATCACAAATGCACAAATAGTTGATGACAGGTTAGATAAAAATGTCTGTGGTATAGTAACGGGAGTTGTAGAGCAGGTTGATACCACTACATTATATCAGCAGTTCGTAAGTTGGTATGAGCAGTTCACGAAGAAAGCTGGTGCTGATTTAGACCAATGGACAAAACAAGAACAGCAGGACTTTGAATCTTGGAGAACCGCAAACGAAGCAACGTTCAATAAATGGTTCCAAGATATAAATGCTAAGTTAGGTACGGAGCCAGCTACAAATCTTCAGAAACAGATTGATGGTATGAACAATATAGTAGAGGTTGAGCTTACGCTTGAGGGCTGGATAGGTGATTCAGCACCATGGAGCCAGAGAGTAGCGGTTCCAAACTTGAAAGAAACGGACAGCATAAGCCTTGCACCTGCTATTGATAAAGATACCGGGATTGATAAAACAAAGCTGCTCAAAAAGCTTACAGGCATGATTGATGCGGGAGAAACGGAGGATGGGTTTGCTACTTTCTACTGCAATATCAAGAAGCCCACCGCAACCTTCAAGATACGTCTCAAGGGTGTAACAAAGGGGGTGTAGGAAATGTCTAAAATATGGATTCCAGGTTCAGGTGGTGGGGCTGATTTAGATGTGATAACCGCGCAAGCTGGCGACATACTGGCGGGCAAAGTGATTGTAGACCCAGACGGAGAACCGTTGACAGGCACAATGCCAAACAATGGTGCAGTAAGCAAGGTATTACCTATCAATGGAAGTTATACAATCCCAGCTGGGTATCATAATGGCTCCGGAAAAGTAACGCAAAGCATTCCCACTAGAGGGGCAGCAACGATAATACCAAGTACAGCAAACCAAACAGCGATAAGCGCTGGATATTATGCAAGCGGTAATGTAATTGTAGCTGGTGACCCAAACTTGCAAGCTGGCAATATAAAAAAGGGAGCTAGAATATTCGGAGTAACTGGAACTTTTGAAGGATTAGTTACAAGCCCGTATTATTTATGGAGAAGAGGCAGTTTTCAAAATGGCCAGAGCATGTCTTTCGGCAATGGAGATGGTATCGCAGGAGCGGCATTATATATAATTAGAGGTAGTTACTTTAATAATTTTGTAGATTTAACGAATCATAGATATCTTAAGACGGTGGTAAAGGGGTCATCAAGAGGAGGTGATGTAAGTATATATGTACAAAGCCCATCTAATGGCAATACAGTAGCTACATTAAAAGTTTATGCAGATGCTGCGAACGAAATAACAGGATATCTTGATATATCAAGTCTTAGAGGACAATATAAAATATTCCTTAACCCTGCTGTATGGGGCAGCAGAGCAGAAGCAGTTAATTACTATGAAGTATTTTTGGCAAATGAATAAAAAGAGGTGATATAAAATGAAAATATATACAGATGAACAATACCATATTGTAGCAGTAAAAAAGAATGATACGGGGTTACAGCTTACAGAACATGATGTACCAGATGATTACTTTAATGGATGGTGTGATACTGTCATTAAAGGATATTGCTATCAGGTGAATGGTGATGGCTCAATAGCCACATATCCATATAAGGATTTTGACTTACTTATGTCAATTCAGCAGATGTATGAGGAAAAAGAAAAACAGGTAACAGAACTTCAGATGGCCTTGGCACAGGTATTTGAGGCTGCTATAACAAAGTAAGTGAAAGGAGGTGAAAAGAATGGACGTAATTTATGCACAGCTCATTATCAAGGGTTTAAAGAAAATCACTGATGTGCCTGAGATTATCAGACCAGACGTGAAGAAAGTGCTTGCAGTTTTAGGCTATCCAGAGTTAGCACAGGAGTAAAGAAAGGAGAAAATGATATGGGAAAGAGTAAAACAGGATGTAAGGTACACAAAAACAAGTCGGTAAATGAGGTACATAATAGTGAGCCTAACACACAATGTACGTGTGACGTAGGAGAGACAGGCCCAGCACTGGAAGGTAAGGGCAATACTCCAGTAGGGCCGGGTCTTGAAGGACTTGGTAATACTCCCGTAGGCCCAGGTTTAGAGGGTAAGGGCAATACACCTGTAGGCCCAGGAAAATAAGCCCATTAAACGGCCTTCTGGTTATCCAGAGGGCCTTTTTTAAAAGGAGGTGTTTGTATGAGGACATTTAAGGTTGAACTTGATACAGCTTATGCAGATAAAGCAATAAAAGAAACGGGTCTTTTACAAGGTAACCAGAACTTTGCTTTTGAGTTTAGGCTTGCTGAGCGTGGTGAACCCATTACCATTGACAATATGAAAAAGCCGAAGCTCATTTTTAATTTTGAAAATGGTGTAGAATCGTTTACTGTAGATGAGTCTTCTCCAGACTATCCAGTAACAGTGGCTGGCAATGTAGTAAAAGTAGCAGCTAGTAAATATTTGTCGATGGGTTATGGAAGAGTTAAGTTAATGATTAAGATTGACGATTATTACACGTACAGCTGCATTTACTATGTTGACAGAAACGAAAACTTTGCAGCCCCACCTGTAGCTCAGAGTGATGCTGGTGATTTTGCACTTAAAGACTTTAAGAATGTATCAAATGATGTATTCAGGCAGAAATATAAGGAAGCTGTTAAAGAACCTATGTCTGATGCGGATTTTCTGACTCAGGCGAAAAAGAACGGACTGGCAGAAAACGACCTTGCCGATGTAGACCTTCAAAAGCTGTATGACAAAGGAATTGATTCAGGCTTAATGTCAAAAGACGGTTCAAACTTTTCTCCGTCTGATTTTGACAGAGAGCTTAAAGCAAATGCAGCTTTTAGGGCTTTACAGAATGCAGACCACCCAGTCATAAGCGGTAAAACAGACGAAGAAATCAAAAAACTGTTCTATGCAAACAGATATGAAGTTCAAGCAGCTATTGACTTATCACAGCTGCCATACAAAGATGCTACAACGCTATATTTAGCATTTCAGCTCACAAGTGAGGGGCAAAAGATAACCCAGATTCTTCCACTTCATAGTGATGGTAAAATCATTATGGTGGAGTTGATATTCTCAACAGGGGTATCATCAGGCTCCCTAGAGATAGATGCAGCTTCAGGGGAAAGCATAGATGGTATTATTTCAGCCAGCTCGATGACGTTCACAAAACAAGGGTATTTAGGTTATTTCCTGCCATTTAAAAATGAACCAGGTTATGATTTTATATCACACCACGAAACGCATGATTATTCAATGCAGTTTATGGACGGTATGAAAAAAGAATGGTTTACTTCACAAAATATTCAATCTATGGATAGAACTGTTAGAATTGCTAAGCTAGGCGAAAACGCAGATTTTTCTGTAGAGGGTGTAAAAGGGCATGACGGTATTCTTGCTTTTGTTGGAAATGATCAGTTATACAATACAAAATATGACAAAGCAAAGATTTACTTTGGTGATGTCAGAGTTCAGGGTGGAGCTTTTGTTTACCAGAATTTGCAGAATAAATCGTTTGTGATTCAGGATATTAATATGCAGGATGATTCAAACATGAGCGAAGGCACAACGTTCCTTGTGGCTTTATCTTATGTTCCGTCAGCCTATGAATTAGCACCATTAACTCAAGACGGTAAAATTATGCTGGAGCTTGTGGACAATAATGAATCGCCTATTCTGGATATAAATGGCAATCCAATGGGGGTTGAAGTAGAGTACAAAACTGATGACGTGCAGAGAAAAGAGCTGTATGTTGGAGAGTGCAGAGTAAAAGACTATACAGAAGTTCACTTAAAGCTTAAAACTACGTTTGCAAATGAGGAAATTTTAAGCGTTGGTGCTGATACCTGTATTATGCTACAAGCCATAAGTAAAAAAGAATCAGCAGGTATGGCTTTACTTGCTTTTATGGCTTTTACAGGATACAGAATTGGATTTGACAACATTTACTACGGTACAAATTCCCTGAATTTAGCCCAGTATCTTACTTTTGACATGGTTGAGCAAGAAGTAGCACCTACTACAATGTATTTAGGGGATGATACTTACCTTGACTTTAAGACAAAGGTAAAAGCAGCTATTCAGAACTATCAGTTGATTATCAAAGACAACGGAACTGATTTACCTGTGTTTTCAATCGTGAAACGGTATAGCAAGTTTGCAACTCACTACATAGGTGGGAAGGAGTATAATACCACAGTTAAAATCACAGACAAAAATAATGCCTTTCAGATAAATCTGATGAAATATACAGGAATACAAAACCCTGCACCGTTACCGTCTGTTCAGAGCTATGATGATGGTTCACCAGTGTTCCCTGCTGATTGGGAGGTGGTAGACTCGTTATTCATTTCAGAAGATACTGTATCTGGGATTCATACTGCTATGAAAAAATTTAACCTGCCATCTGATGGTAAAGAATTAGCCATAGTTCTTTATCCAGTATCTTCTCAGATTCCAACCACGCTTAAATTGAATGACTTTGAGGGTGATATTGTTCCGGAGTTTAACAAACTGGTTATAACTACAAACAGTCACATTAAGGAGCAATATCTGGAATTTAGTAAGGAGTATTACAAAGCCAGAGTAGATACTCCAAAGGGTGATGCAAGTTACCGATATACGGTCAACGATTCATCTACGAAAATTCCAGCAGGAGTTATTACAGGTGGTGATGGAAAAATAGTAAATGATAATAGTTGGTCTGATGCAGGCTCCAGCGACCCACTGAAAGTGCAAGGCGACTTTAAATTCCTTGTAGATGGTAATGTTAGTATGGAATATCAGGCTCAGATTTTTAATGAGACAGGAACTATTAACAATGTTGAAATATGGCTCGCAAAAGTAGGCCCTGGCCCAGACATGCTGACAGAGGTGTCTAGCAGTAAGCTTTCTACTACGATTGAAGCCAACAGAATGAAGCCCAAAAAGGTTTACTCAAAATCGTTTAGCTTCTCTGCAAAAGCCAACGAAACTTACAGAGTTCTGGCTAAATCAAACGTAGCGGACGGATTCTATTTACAGAGTGGTACAGACGGCGTTCCACTGTTTGCAGCATCTATTGTGTTTGATGAAACTAATGGACGCCCGGCAGCTATGGATAATGCTCCTGTGATTCAAGTTATGGAAGATGGTAAACCCATAGCTGGTAAGACAATTCAGATTGATTCTAAAACTGGTGCTATTACTATAAAATAGTAGCTGAAAAAAAAATAAAAAACTTTCAAAAACCTATTTACAAAATCAAAATCTTGGTATATAATATATACATAATCAAATAAAACAAAAATTACTCAGAGGAGGAAAAACAAAATGAAAGATACATATTATCATGCAACACCTTATGAAAATCTAGCATCAATTGTTGTTGATGGTATTAAATCAGGAATGGAAGGTGTTGTTTATTTAACAAAAGAAAGAGACGATGCTCTTAAATTTTTAGCAATTAGAGGTTGTCAAGATATTCTTACAGTTGAGGTTCTAATTGATAGTGAAAAAGTTGAGGAAACTTTTGACCATAGTCTACAGTTTTTTAAATGTAAGGCGTTTGGATATAAAGGTGACATTAAACCATGTGAAATGATAAATTTCTTCAGATGCCAATTGTAAACTACCCTGATGAGTCTTTGAAAATTAAGACGAAACCGGAACAAAAGTTCCGGTCGGTGGTACAAACCACAAATTAAAATAATAGGAGGGCATAGGAGTGTCAAAAGAAATTTTAGCTAAAATGACTTGTAAGGAGCTGAGAGAGGTTGCTAAAAAGTATAATATCTCTGGAAGATGGGATATGACAAAAGATCAGTTGATTGAAGCAATAGCTGAAACAACAAAAGTTGTTGAGGAAACAGAGCAGGTTCAGGAGAACAAAGAAGTAACTCCTCAGAAAACAGATGTATGCGAGTGTGATTCTGCAGAAGCAGAAAATAAGTATAGTAGCAAGATTGACTACATTGAAAAAGTAGAAATGGGAGTAATTGTTGCTTTTAGGCTTCCAACTGGCAAGGTTAAGGCAGCAAAACTCATGAAGAGAAGCACTAAGAAAAAGTTGCTTAAACTCAAAACTGAATATGGTGCTGAGTTCATTGTTCCGTTTGAAGATGTTATCTGGGTGAAAACCGGAAGACGCTGGCCAAGAGGAATTTATAATCTTCTGAAAGGAATTAGGGAAAATGAAGAGGGAAAGAAAAACTAGTTCTTCTCTGTATGAGAAATGCAGGTTTATGGCATTAGAGTTCTTTAGAAAAAACAGAGAGCTTAAAGAAATGCAAGGCCAAATGAATGAGTTAAAGAAAAACTTTTATGGTTCAATAAATAAGTTCTTTGATGAGAATAATATTGATTCGGAGATTAGTTTTTCTTACAATGAAATTGCTAATAAGCAGGTTCTTAGAATTAAAAAGGTTCAGAAAGTTTCTGTTAATTTTGATGCTGAATCTGTTGAAAAAGCATTAGAAAAAGAGTACAGGAAACAGGTTATAATAAAGAAATATGAAGTGAATGATATGCCGGGATTGATAACATATCTCAAAGAATATGGAGTGAATCCAAAGGTGTTCAAAAACTTCATTGATGTAAAAAAATCTGTTGATGTTCCGGTTTTGGAAAATCTTGTGGCAACTGGAAAAGTAAGTGAAGAAAGTTTAGATGGGTGTTATACAACAGAAAAACAGAATCCTTATTATACAGTGACCGCAAAGAAAGAGCAGGAAAAGGACGATTGAAAGTAAAGGACTTAATTTAGCAAAGGTACTTTGGTATTACAACTTATTATACGAAACAGGTGTTGAAAAGCAAAAAATTGTTTGTCCTTTTCATGAAGATGTAAATCCAAGTATGATAATAAATCTTGAAGAAGGTTCATGGTTTTGTTTTGGATGTGGTTTGTCAGGTGATGCTTACAAATTTGTAAAACTTATGGAAAGCAAGCACAACGGTTTGGATGATTTACAATCATATAAAGTTTACTTGGATATTCTTAAGTCTGATAAATGCAGCAGTATAAAGATAAGTACTCATCGGAAGTCACGAAAGCCAGTCAGAAGAGAGTTATATAATCAAGCTTATGATTTTTATTATGGTTTGAAAAAGACTGACTGGGGGAATCTAGAAGAACCAGAAGAGATTGAAGCTTATAAGTATATGAGCAACAGAGGTTTTGATGCGGAAGCGTTGAATAAATGCAGAGCTAAGATAACGTACAACAAAAACTACAGCATAGTGTTTCCTATGATTGACAATGGAAAGTTCAAAGGTTGGGTATGTAGAACAACCGATAAAGACATTGAAAAGAAAAGGAAATACCTGTACAATAAAGGGTTTAGAAGAGCTGAAACGTTGGTTGGAAGTTATGGTTTAAAGCCTTATGTTTTCATCGTAGAAGGATATATGGACAGACTAAAGTTCTTACAATTTGGTGAGAGCAATGTAGCAGCAATACTTGGATGGAAGATGTCAAGTGAGCAAATTAAGAAGCTGAAAGATAAAGGTGTCAACACAATAATAAGTGCATTAGACAATGACCCATGTGGGAAAAGAGGAACAGCATTCTTAAAGGAGCATTTCAATGTAGTTAGGTTTAGGTATCTTAAAGGTATAAAGGACCCAGGAGAAATGACACAGCAGCTCTTTGATAAAATGTATAAGAAAACAATGATTGATTTCAGGAGGAATAAAAATGGGTTTATTAGATGACATCAAAAACGATGTTAAAAAGTCAGGACAGAACAAAGGGAAATTCATTTACTTCAGAGAAGGCGTAAAGCAGAGAGTAAGATTCCTTAATGATATGGACGACGGAATGAAAGTGACTTTTCACGACAGCTTTGAAGCTGGCATCAATGTGCCGTGTCAGGAAGAAACGTTTGGAAGGAATTGTCCTTACTGCGAAGAGGAAGGAATCAGAACGAGATCTCAATACATTTGGTCTGTTTGGAATTATGAAACAAAAGAAGTGCAGCTGTTCATGTTCCCGGTTAACAACTGCTCACCGATTCCCGCTCTTATGGCTATGTATGAGAACTATGGGACACTTACTGATAGAGACTACGTTATCAGTGTTTCAGGTAAGCAGCAGAATAAAACTTTCTCAGTAGTACCTATGGACAAAGTTAAATTCAGAAATGAGAAGGCAAAGCCTTTCGCAGAAAAGGCAATACTCAAAATGCTGGATAAAGCTTTCCCGTGTGAAGGTGCTGAAGATGAAGAAGACTATGAGGAAAAGCCAAAAAGAAAGCCTGCATCAAAAACTTCATCAAAGTCAAAGAAGCAGGAAGAGCCTGAAGATGAAGAAGATTGGGAGGAAGATGGAAACGATTATGATTCCATGACACCTCAGGAATTGTTTAAGGAATGCAAAAAACGCAAGATTGAAGCTGTGCCAAGGAAGCCTAAGAAGTACTACATCAATCTTCTTGAAGAATATGATAAAGCCCAGGAAGATTGGGATGAAGATGATGAGTATGACGATGAAGAAGATTGGGAGGAAGATGATGAATAAGTCTTTTTCTGATTTGTATGAAGCACAAAAAACAAATCAGCAGAAAATGCTGGATAAAGGCTTGTATGATGTGAAGTTAGTATCTGGGTTGCCAATTGATAACGTTCAGTTAGCTTCATACCACGTCCTTCAGCTTATGTCTGAAGTAGGTGAAGTTCTTGATGCAGATAAAAGGTGGAAGAACTTCAGAAATGAAAAGTATAATAAAGCAGGAAAAGCTGAAGAAATTGCTGATTGTTTTATTGTGCTTATGAATATAGCTATGTTTTCTGGAATTAGTTCAGAAGAACTTATAGAAACTATTTCAAACAAAATCGAAGTAGTTAAAGAAAGAATAGAAAGCAAGCGATAAACAATGGGAGCTTTCTAAGCTCCCTTTTTAAGATTTTAAGATAAGAAAGGAACAAAAATGATTGTAATAATCGAAGGAATAGACAGGGTTGGAAAAACTACTTTAGCAAATAAACTTTGCAAAGAGCTGGGGTTTAAAAAGTTCAGTATGAAGAACTTATTTCCGTTCGATAATATGTCTCACAATGTTGAAATAAATAATGCCATAGTTGAAATGTTGAAGCTATGTGAAGATAAAGTAGACTTAGTATTTGACAGGTTTCATATGACAGAATTAGTTTACGGCTTGATAGACAGAAAGTATGATGGAACTAAAGCTTATGAGTACATAAATGGCATACTGGAAAGCTTAAACAATACTGTGCTGGTAGCAGTAAAGCCAAAAGATATTGCTAGGTCTTCAAAAGAGCACGGCAAAGATTTGTCTAAGCATGAAGAGATGTTCGAATTTTTATTCGAGAAATATGCCGGAAATAAGATGTTAACAAGCTATGATACTTTAGATGAAACAGTGAAGATAGTAAAGTTCTTAAAAGAAAAATAGTTTAGCAAGTAAAGAGGAGAATTTGATATGATTAGTGTTCAGTTTGATTTAACGACAAGATGCAGCCAGAGATGCTACATGTGCAGGCAGTATACATGGAATCACAGAGAGATAGATTTTGATTTACTGAAGGAAAAGATAAACAAATTCTATGAAGAGAATCCAAACTGTACTTTTACTTTTTCAGGTGGCGATCCATTGAGTTATTCTAAACTGTCAAAACTCAATGAGCTGCTTAAAGAAAAGAAAGATTTAAAGTATCAGGTGTTTACGAATCTTGACTATGATTTATCACAAAATCATATAAGAGAGTTCTTAGAAAGAGCAGAATTTGTTCAAGTAAGTATGGATGGAAGTACACCAGAAATGTATGCTAGCATAAGGTATTCTGGTTTAGAAAAGAACTATGTGAGCAGATATAAAAGACTGATAGAAAACATAAGAAGTCTTAAAACTAAAGTAAAACTGAATATGACGGTATCAGTTAAGAATTATACAGATGTATTCAACGTGTTTATGAAGTTTTGCAAATTTGATAATGTAGTGGGAATAAGATTCTTTCCTGTGCACACTAACGAAGATGTATTTCTTCAAAAAGAAATGTTTGATTCGGTAAAGAGTCAGATGCTTCATATTGCAGAAGTTTCAAGCACTTTGAAAGCAAAAGGCGAAAAGGTAGCAGATACAAATGTTGAAAGTTTTGAGTTTGAAAAAAGAAAACCTTTTGCTGGAAAATGTTATGTTAAAGCAGTACATAGAGTCGTAGATCAGAATGGTACAGAGTACCCGTGTTGCAGAGCAACAAACGATAACGGTTGTGACTGGGAAGGAAAATTCAGGGTTGAAAACCTTGATGGAATTGATGACGAAAACAAGCTTTATAGTTTTTGTAAGAATTGTGACAGATATGTAAAATTTAATTCAGACTTTGAAAATGTTAAAAAGTCCGAAAGGAGGTATCTGTAATGAGAATTTTGTGGATTCCTCAGATAAGCTGTATGTCGTCAGATGGGAAAGTATTACTTAACAAAGATAGTAATATTACTTTCTTAAGAAAACTCCTCAGTACACAAATGTTTAAGAGAAACGAAGTAGACGTTTGCTTCGAGTTTAATATGAAGCACGAAGATCTTGACAATGATTTCTGGAAAAATTTTGATGGAGTTGTATTTAGAAATACAAAAAGAGAATTTGCAGGTGCGTTCAATGAAAGGTTTGATTTTGATTCAAGTCGATTTATGGAAATCAAAAACAACAACGAAAAGTATGATATTATTTTCGTAAATGAACCAAGTAAAGTTCTTCCATTGAAGAATATATTCAAAGAATCAAAAGTAGTTACTTACATACATTGGCTTGCAGCGGACAACATGAAGTTTTTGGAATACAGACAGAGAGAAGGTATAGAAAATGCCGACTTATGTTTTGTAAATTCAAATTTTGTTATTTACAAAATGAAGAAGTTAGGTTATAATACAAATAATGTAAGAGTGTTCTATCCAACAGCAAATGAAGAGATTATGGACTTAAAGGTTGATGTTGGAATGAACATAATCTACAACCACAGGCTTTCTTCAGATGGATATTACAAAAGTGCGTATAACAACTTAGTAAGAGTAATGGATATGTTAGAGGACGACTTAGGCTTAGAAAATATGCCAACAGTATATTTTACAAATCCTTCCGGGAAAGATTTTGATGTAGAAAAAGACAAGCCATACTTTAAAAAAGTAGAATTGTCTGATACTGAAACTTATGTTAACTTCTTAAAGTCAAAAGAAGTAGGTATTCATTTGAATACATTTTTTGATTCAGAAGGTATGTGGTGTTCTTCAACTACAGATTGTGCATGTTATGGAGTAAAATGCTTACTTCCCAAAAAGTTTGGATATGCGGAGATATTCTCAGATGACTATTATGGCTATTGCCATAATGTGGAAGAAATGTATGTCAAACTCAGAAGTACGATTTTGTCTGGTTCAAAAATCGGCTTTGAAACAATGAAGAAAGATATGGAAAAGCTGAAAGCTGATACGATTGCAGATTGTGTAGAGAAAGAATTGGAAAATATTTTAAAATAAAAGGAGAAAAAAATGCTGGAAAACTTAGTTGTTAAGAGTAGAAGTACCGATGATGCATGGCTTAAATGGTACGACATCATGACAAAAGAAATTAAAGAATCAGAAAGCAGAGATGGCGAAGTTGTAAATGAAGTATTGAATGCTGTGACGGTAATAGAAAATCCCACAAAAAATATAATGACTAATACGACGAGAAAACTTTCTATGAGATATGCTATAGGAGAAATGCTCTGGTACTTATCGGCAAATAATGATGTAAAAGAGATAAGTAAATATACTTCAGCTTGGGAAAGAATGTCTGATGACGGAGAAACAGTAAACAGCAATTATGGCTGGTGTATCAAAAAGAAGTATGGGTTCGATCAGTATGAGTACGTGAAAGATTTGCTTATGAAAGACAGTCAAACAAGAC